TCGGGGCCAAGACAGCCCAAGCCCTGTCCGGTGCTGTTGCTGGTGGGGTGGCTGACTTCATTTCATTCAATGAACATGAAGAACGCCTGTCCAACCTGATTCAGAACACCCCCCTTGCTAACCCGGTGACTGACTACCTGGCTGCTGATAAGGACGACGGCGTAATTGAAGGCCGGATCAAGAACGTCCTTGAGGGGCTGGGTGTTGGGGCTGCGGTCGGTGCGGTGTTCATGGGGTCGCTTCGTGGCTTAAAGGCCGGGAAGTCGGCCATCCAAGAGACGGGCAAGAGTCTCAAGCAGCAGATTGATGAAGCCTTCGAGCAAGGCTTTGCCAGAATGGACGCTGAGGATGCCGCTGCGGGTGGTAAGTCAGCGGTGATCGATCCGAAGGACGGGTCAGTTAAACGTGAGTTAAGGGGCGTTAAGTTCGGCATCGAATCCGATCCTAACGTCAAGGATGGTTTTAACTTTGTCACTGAAAAGGACGGTAAGGTTATCGTCGCGTCCACGACGGAAGAACAGAAATCCACCATCATTAACTTCATCAACGAGAACCTAAAGGACGCTGGTGAGGGCGGTAAGAAGTCAATGGCTGATGTCATCGAAGACCTGTCCGTTGGCTTCAACCCTGACAAGATTCCCCTGAACGACCAAGGGATGCGGGCCTTAGAGTTCGTGTGGTCTACTGCTATAGAGCGGGCCAAGGAACTTGGAACCGTTGTTGTCGAGTCCGAGGCTGTTGCTCAGCAAAAGCTGGTTGACTTCGCGGCGGAGTTCGGTGGGGGTGGGCGTGGTATTGCTCGGCTTGGGAATGTCTTGAAGAATCTGGACGAACCCATTAACGATCTATACGTTAAAACGCTGGGTCTTCGTGCCATCATCCACAAGCTCTCCGAGGACGCCGCGAACATCGCCGCTAAGGGTGACGATAAATCCGCCATTGAAGCGGGCCGCAAGCTCGCTATCGCTATGGGTCTGATCCCGTTCGCTAAGAAGGGACAGACGGAATCTGCCCGTGTTCTGCGGTTCTCTCAGTTGTTCCAAAACAGTATCCCTGGATTCGAGGCCACCGAGGAAGCCATCAAGAAGGCCATCATCGGCGGGAAGTTCAACCCGAAAATCTTTGCCAAAAAGATGCAGGAAGCTCGGGGCAACATCGCGGCCATGCGTTCTCTGCTGGAAGACGTAACGACAGGCCGCAAGTTAATGAACGCTCACAACGAGTACTGGATTAACGCCCTGTTGTCCGGTCCCCGCACCCATATCGTCAACATAACGTCCACAGCCCTTAACGGCCTGCTCAAGCCCGGCGAGATCATTCTCGGTGGACTTGCAGAAGGCAATACGGAGTCGATTCGGACGGGTAGCCGTATCCTGATGGGATACCTAACGAACTCTATCGAAGGCTTCAAGGCTGCTTGGCGTGTCGCTAAGGGCGGTGAGGACGGCTTTATCAAAGGCGGACAGTCCATTCTGGACCCCCGCATGGGTAAGGTGGAATACCCGTTCAGGGCTATCTCGTCTGACAGCTTCTTGTCCGGTAACACGACCGGCAAGGCTCCTGACTTCGCTAAGGCGGGGCTGGACCTGTTCGGTGCTTTGATTAGCACGCCTACTCGGGCACTGGCAGCCGGTGACGAGTTCTTTAAGACAATCATGTACCGCTCGTATGTGCAGGCCGAAGCCTATGGTGACGCTCTGTATGCGGGACTGGACAACGCAAAGACTCAGGAGCTTATCGCAGTCCGCTTGCGGGATGCGTTCAGCCCCGAGGGACACGCTCTTAACCCAAAGACCCTGGAACCACTCAATGAGAAAGCCCTTAACTTCGCTAGAGAAGGTACGTTTACTAGCGAGCTTGGGGATGGAACTATTGGTGGACGGTTACAGGCTGCTGTTGCGGGCCATCCAGCGTTAACGCTAGTTGTTCCGTTCGTTCGTACCCCCACCAACATCTTCCGACAACTCTGGTCACACACGCCGGGTCTACGGCTGGCACAGACTCAGTTCCGTGAGGCACTGAAATCACCGGACCCGTTGATCCGTGCTGAGGCCAAGGGGAAGATTTGGATTGGCCGATCGGCTGCTATCACGATCGCTACCCTGGCTGGTGCCGGGAAGCTGACAGGCAGTGGTCCGTCCAACCCTAAACAGCGGGAACTGCTAGAGCAGACCGGCTGGCAGCCGTACAGCTACGTTGTTGAAAACGATGACGGGACGAAGGAATACGTCTCGTATCAGCGTGTGGAACCGTTCGGTTCACTCATCGGCGTAGTGGCTGACATGGTTGAATTGTCCGGCCAGATCGGGCAGAAGGAGAACGAGGAGTTAGCGATGGCGGCGGCTGTGTCGTTCGCTACTAACGTCGTTAACAAGTCGTATCTGCTTAACCTGACCGGCACGATGGACGCCTTAACCAGCCCCGACCGTTCGGCGGCGGCGTTCCTGCGTCGGCAGGCTGGGTCGTATGTGCCTAATGCCCTGCGTCAATACAACGATGACCCGAATTACCGCGAGATCAGGACGGTACTGGACGCCATTAAGTCCCGTATCCCCGGCTATTCGGACACCCTGCCGCCCCGGCGGAATATCCTTGGTGAAGTCATCAATGTCCCTGCCGGTGCCGCTCCGTTCAAGGAAATGGTGCCGTATGGGGAACGTGCAGCCAACATGCTTTCTCCCTTCCGGGGGACCAAGCAGGTTAGCGATAAGGTTAAGGATGAGTTGGCCTCACTCGGCCACACGTTTAGCTCAAAGAGTGACAAGGTTGGTAACGTCGAGTTAACTGAGTTCCGTAACAAGGACGGACAGGACGCCTACGACCGTATGCGGGAATTGGTCAGCACGATCAAGAACGGCAGCGGACAGACGATCCATAAGCGTCTTGAGGAAGTCATTAGCTCCAAGAACTACCAGGCTATTCCTCACTTCCGGGCTGGCGACTACGAGAGCAAGCGGGTTGCGGTTGTCCAACAGGTCATCACGCAATACTACGAGGCGGCTTTCCGTCAGATGCTTCGGGAGTTCCCCGAGGTCAAGGAAGCAATCAAACAGGACAGAACGAACAAGGCGGCTGCTCAGCGTCTTGGATTAGAGGCTCTTAATGGCTAACCGATGGGAAGACTTCTTGGAACGGTTCGGCAAGATGGAACAGATGGTTCTGGATAGCCGCTCCGATATCAAGGACATGAAGAAGGATATCGAGACGTTCAAGCTCGAAAGAGCCAAAATCCTTGGCATGGCTACCGCTGCTGGCGGTGTCGCCTCACTGCTGTTGGCCGCAGCAAAGGAGAAGTTGTTTGGATGAGTTAAGACGGCTGCTGGAATCGCTGCATAGCGAAGTCGCTAGGAAGCTACTGACAGCACTGCAACAGGAATCGCCTGACCCGCGTATGGTCGCTGAGGCGATTAAGTTCCTCAAGAACAACGATATCTCAGTCGAGTCCAAACCGGGGGACGATTTACACGGCATTGCAGACATGCTCCCGGTGGACGAGAACACAGGGAAGCTGAGACTTCATGCGTGATGAACGGCTCCGGGATTTCAGGAACTTCCTGTACGTTATCTGGAAGCACCTGAACCTGCCCGACCCGACCCCTACCCAGTATGAC